CCTTTTACTTCTTTTAATTCCTTTGTAAAGTATTTTAATTCATTTGTTTGTAAATACTTTTGAAAGTTCCAAAGTGGCATTTCATCACACTTTTTATAAATATTGACTGATGTATTTATCCAGTTCAGGTTTAATAATTTCATAATTAAGTTTTTGTTGATTATCATAATTTAATCCAAAAATATTTTTTCCATATTTTCCAATTAAATCAGGTGTTTTTCTATCGTTTGAGTTAAAAGTAAGTATTAAATTGTCTTTGTCTACTGTTAAATAAAAGCCATCATAAAAAGCGCCTGAATAGTTCAAAGTTGTTCTGTCGTATGGTTGGCCTAAAAGTTGTTTAATTTGTACCGTAAAAAATGAATATGGTTGTAAGTCTAATCCTAAACTGTCTTCCCCTTTATCATATAATTGCTTTTGTCTGTTTAAGTCTATTATTTCGGCTTTATTTCTGTTAATTATACCCTCTGTTTGTTGTGGAATATTATCCCTAACATTTTTAACAAAGTCCATATAATCTTTAATAGTTCTCATAATACAAAAGTACAAAAAAAAGCGCACCTATTATGATGCGCTTATTTATAAAAACAATCTAAACTACTAAATTGCTGTTGTAGTTGCTACATTTGATTTATACAATACATCAGATAAATTGATGATAGTTTTTAATAGTGTAGTATCCCACGTTTTTAAAGTCAATACTTTACCCGCAATAAATGAAGGAACTGTAAGCGTATATTTTCCCGCTTCTGTTGTGCTTTCAACTAAAGTAGTAATAGTTGTACTTACACCGTCAACAGTATAAAGCAAATCAGTCTTAAGTAATCCACTTAATGAAACTTGGTGATTGTCAGCTAATGTTTTAGCAGTAAATACAATAGAAGTTCCAGCAGTTGGAACGGTCATTGTAAATACTACATCATTAACACCGTCCAAGTCCTCTTGTGCGTTATAATCCAAGTTATCTGCTGTAATCCAGCTTACACGCTCGTCAAACTCTAAACGGTTAACCATTTGAAAAGTTACTGTTTGAGCAGAAGCATCCGTTCCATTGCTCATAGTGTATTTACCATTTTCAAACATTCCAAGTGTGAAACCTTTGAACTCACCAGCTTTTGTTTGTGTGAAAATTGCATCACCTTTTGAATCAAACATAATCAAATCATACTGTCTGTGAGAAGATAAAGAAGTCAAAGCCTTGTGAAAGTTAAGACCGTTGTCAAACATTACAGTATATTCGTATGGATTTTTACCAGCTACAATTTTCTCACCTGATCCAGCGCGTGTGATAATAGTATCCTCTGCTGTGTTATCAGTTAACTCGATTACACCTTGTAATACGATTAATTGCCCTTTTTGTTGCAATTCTTGAAGATAAGCCAATTCCAAAGATCGCGCGTTATCAAATTTTAAACCTCTTTCTAATAGACCAAGAGTGGTAACTCTTTTAATGTCCTGTTTGCAGTTTTTCAGACCTGTTCCTAAAACTTCTGAAGCTCCACAGTTTACTGAATTTACGATTGTTGTTAATGCCATTTTATTAATTTTTTTTAATTGTTGTTAGAATTTTATTAGTTTTAAACAGTTATCCTTAAAATATACATCGACTTCTAAAACAATTACATTCCAGTTGTCAATAGTCTTTGCATTTTTGCCGTTGTCCTCTGAATAGTTGCTAATCCTTTGAATTTTATATTTACTGTCTTTTATTTCTGTAAGTGTACTCCTGTCTAATGCTTTTAAAACATTTTCCAAAAGTGGATTTAATACGTCTTTAAATTCAGTATCCCAAATGATTGGATTTGTATTGGTAACGTGTACCGATTGTTTAGCAATTATTAACTTCAAAGATTTTTCAACTGCTTGCGTTGCAAAGTTACCATTTTCAGGCGTTTCTACTAACCAAATTAATGGATACTTATTAGTTGTTTTTAACTGTGATAAATACAAATTTAAAGTATCTTGTGAACCCCAGTTAAATTTTGGCTTAAATCCATTAATAGTTGGTAATTGTGCGAATAAATCTTTTAAGCTGTTTTCGACTACTATCATAATCCAAATTGATTTTGATTTCTGAATATAGTCATATTTGCATTGGTGTAAGTTGTATCATTATCAGCTAAAAACTGAATTAAACTAACATACCCCAATTGCTCACCACTTCCAAACCAATCAATAACAGTTGTACAACCTTTAAACCAAATTGAAGGAAAGTGTGTATTACTCCCCTGATATTCGGCTGCAAAGTCATTCCATACGGTTACTAATCTTTGATTTGAATTAACAGTTTCAGAATTTTGAGCGTTAATACTTTTTTCCCCTGTTCCTGTTACCGTTGTTGTATTATCTTTTAACCAATGATAAAATACATAGTTTGCTAATAAAGAGCCTTTAAATAAGCCCTCTGTGTGCAATAATCCTTTCCATTTGTATGTATTACCATCCTTAACGTATTCTTTACCATTAACAAGGTCTTTCCAACGTTGGGCAGCCCCTACATTTAAAACTCCAGCAGTTATGTTTAGATCAAGGTCTTTAAATAATGTATACCCTAAAGCATTTTGAAGTAATTGACGGCTATATTTATCAATGTACTGTGTTAAGATTGTTAAACTGTCCGAATCCATCTCATTGATGTTAGGAACGTTTAATTCTTTGATAAAATATGTTTGGTCAATTAAATACATTTATTTTTTGCTTTTTGGTTCGTAATACTTAGCTACTTTGTCAACATTTACTAAGTGAGAAGCGAGTTGGGAGTCACACTCCCAAACATCGCCTTTCAATTTAGTTGCAAAGTCTTTTGTAAACTCTACTTTTTTCATATTACTATGTTGCTAATGTAGTCAAAGCAGCAGAAATAGAAGCTACTTTTCTAAAACCTGTTTTGTCAGCTTCTCTTACTAAGAAAGCTAATCTTTTACGAGCTTTCAAAGTCATCATGTCTTCTGCAAAATCAGTTCCGTTAAATCCTTTAGATACAACAACCCCACCCATTTCATAGATACGTGCAAATCTTGAATCACCTAAATAAAGTGTATTAGCTACAACGTTATTGTCTTCTACGATGTTCAAAGCTCCGATACGTGGATCATTAAAGTTGAATACATAGTTGTAAGTACTATCTTTTTTCAATTTCAATTTGTTGATGTCTGCAATGTTCATAGCTACAAAGTCAGGAGCGTATTTAGCACCACCAACAGAAGTAATATCTTCGCTTACTTTTGCAATAAGGTCATAAATGTTAGCGTCTGTAATTCCAGAAGCAGCAGCAGTGTAAAGAGGAGAAGAAGTAATTAAACCTTTCAAGTTAGTTCCTGTATTATCACCCACTACGATTTGAGAAGCTACTTTGTCTAAAACGTTAGCTTCTAAAAACATATCCAATTCAGCAGCGGCCATAACCTCATCATTGAAAAACTCCTCAGATACTGGCAATGAATCACCGATTTTTTGCAAAGCTAAAGTATAACCTTTAAATTTAGCAGTACTCTCAGCAAATGCAACACCTTCAGCAACTGAAGCGGCAGCTTTTACGGTTGTAGCTTCATCCCAGTCAACATAAGCAACGGTGCCGTTGTGGTTACCAGCTCCAACAGGAATTTTTCTGAATAGGTCGTATAAACTTCTTTTTTTACGTTGCAATTGACCAATACCATCAACTAATTCAACGTGTGGATTTGTAGCAATAGAAGCTCTCAAAGTATCAGCTTTCAATACTACTTCAGCATTTCCACCTTTTGCGATGTTTTTTAATGCTTCTTTGTTTTCTTTGATTTCTTCCACCAAAGTTTTTACAGTGATTGACTGTGTTCCCATTTCTTTTAATTGGTTAACTTGTTCTTGTAAATTTTCGAATACTGATTTTTCAATCGTTTCTTTTCCTTTCAAAGCTTCGATTTCAGCTTTTAATGTAGATACTTCAACATCTTGTGCTTTGTATCCTTCAACTTTTGCGCTTAATGCGTCTAATTGTTCTTGTGTAATCATTTTTAAAATTTGTTTAATAATTGGTTAAATTCGTTTTCATTCATTTTTTGAGTAACCTCTACGGTTGGCTCATTTTCTGAAAGTGTGTGAACGGCTTTCATATTATTTTCAAGTGTTGGTGTAACTGGATTAGATCCTATAACAACTGCACTACCTTCAATTAATTTAGCTTCTAAAACTGCCCAGAAATAACCTTTTTCAATTGCTGTATCTTGGTTAGCAACTTCAGGAAGGTATTTATTCCAATTTTCAAATTCTTGTGTACTTGCTGGATTATTAGCGCAAAGTAACATTTTTACATAAGACATCCCAACGCTATGATTTTTTACAAATCCTTTTGAATATTGCTCATACATAAACTCGTTACGATCTTCTTTTACTTTGCTTTCAAATATTAAACATTCTGTTTTACCTTCGTAATTATACCCTAATTGCTTAAAAGTAAATTGTTGAGTAAATACGTTTAAATCTTCACCATCTGCAATGATTTTGTCAAACTCCATACAATGCTCCTGCAAATGTACAATATTTTTGTTTTCAGATATTGACTTATTCCACAATCCCTTAATATGTACATCACCGTGAGAGTCTAAAAAGTTAGTTGAATTAATAACAACTTTTACTTTTAATTCTTCCTCAGCTTCTTGAACTGGCGTATTATTAATAATTGCCTTTGTTGTTTCAATAGGACTAAAAGAAAATGTATCGGCTTTTTTAAATGATGCTTTTTTAAATGCAATCAGTTTATTTTGATTCTTTACGATAAATTCAATTTCCTGTTCTTTATTTTCGAACGATGGTATTTTCATCTTTTTTGTTTTTTTTTAGTTCTTCTATTTCTTCTTTGGTTATCATAATTCAGTTATATTAATATTATTATCATTTGCTAATATTTGATTTTCTAATTTTAATTTAATAACCTCTTGACGTTCCTTTTCAAATACTTGGTTAAAACTTAAATGATCCCAGCTCATAGTTAATTCAGGATAATTAAATAAGTCTTCTAATGAATCAGTCAACATTTGCCCTTTAGGCTTTAAAACATATTCAACGTGCCTATTTACTGCCTTCTCTTGATTTTCGTATGTACTGCCTTTTAAATTAGCTTCTAACACATCGCGTGGAATTCCATACATTGACCCAATCATAAAATAGTCATTATAGAAACACTCATCTAATTTTAAACGTGCAATATCGTCAACAAAACGTTTTATGTCAATAGGCTTTTTAATAGCGTGAACTTTTTTATTCCCTCTTACAACTCCCTCAATATTTCTTTTTTCCGTATCGGTCATATTAACCGATTCTAAACTTTCACTCTTTGCGGATGCTATAAATTTCTGGCTAAATTCTAAATTAATAGATTTTGCATTTAGTGCGTTTTCTGAATTAGAAATAACTTTATATAACGCGTCAATTCTTGAAACCCCTTTAAAACTATTATTTGAAACGGTATTAGTAAGATCGTAAAATGGTGTTATTTCGCTAATTGGTATTAACTTTGAAGTATTACCAAAACTATATTTAACAGTTCCTTTTAATAAATCTTTGTAAGTTACATTTGATAAAACAAGATTGTTTAATTTATCAATTAAATTACTATCAAAATCAAGTTTAGCAGGATTAAGCCATTGAATAGGTGATGTTTCGTTTAATGAATTGTTAGGAGTCCAAAGATATGCAGTACCTAATTGAACAAAAAACATATAATCCCAAAGGAATTGAGTCCAGTTTTGTTTAAAGTTTGGTTTTTTTCTTTGAGTGTAAAGAAAGTCCGTTTCTGTTGGTGTGTTTATTTTACCTAAACTAAAAAGATCACAGTTTAATGCAAATACTTTTAACGCTGCTGGATTAGATAAAATAACATTGATTTTATCTTGATCGTTCTTAAACTTGTTTAGGTTTGCCTGTTGGTTTATTACCTCGTAAAAGAAATTACCACTTAAATCTCTCTCGATTGTTTGTGGTGCGTTACTTCCAAAACCTATATTAAAATTAAAACCCATTAATTTATTTTTTACAAAGATACTAAATATTTTTTATTATATTCATTTCGAATAGTTTTTGCGTAATATATTCGGTTGCATTAATTAAGTGATCATTTCCGTCTTCAGGTTGCTCCAAAGTAACTCCGAACCTATCTTTTTGGTAACTATAATTTTCTTGCTCAAATTCAAGGTTTTTTGAAGTAGAAGTGTAGTAAACGTTTAAACTTTGCATAGTTCCAATTCTGTCAATTAATCGAGTTTTTCCACCTACCGAAATAGCATATTCCCAACCTGAACGCCTTAAAGCTATTATTTTACTTGGTCTGTTACTATCGCATACAATTGTTTTATCTTTTGGTATATTTAGTTTTGTAAATAACCAACTTACTAAGCCCTCATCTGATTGTGCGTTAATTTGATGGTTTTCTGTAGTTGTTAATGTTTTTCTAATTTCATTTTCAGATTTGTAGTTAACCTCGTGAACGTATAAATTGCCATCGTGGTATTTAACCTCAACAATTGCAAATGGATCAACCAAACCCCAGTCGCAACCGTAATAAATCTGCTTATCTATTTGTAAGTATTGAAAGTAGTCAATAGGCTTCCAATTGTATATTCGCCCTTGTTTTTCAGCTTTTAAACCTAATCCAAATACCTGCCAGTTATATTCGTTTGCTGTACCTTGACTTATATTGTATTCAGTCGGCTCATAGCCTAATATTTTCTTTTTTTGCTCAATTGGTATAAATGGATTGTCTTTAAAAGTAGAGTGAATAACAATTGCATTATCTCGCTTCATAACACTATCCGCCCAATGGTTGCCGACTGGATTGTAATCCATAAAAACAGCTTTTGAGCATCTCATATCTAATTGGTCAAATGTTTCTTTTGATAATTTATAAAATTCATTAAACCATAAATAATCTGAATGGTAACCCATAACTTTTAATTCGTCATCTGTACCCTCGATAAATATCTGTGATCCATTTGGAAATGTGAAATAAGATTCTGATTTATTATAAACTACTTTATCCCAATTCTCTAAAGTTGGATAATACTTTAACATGTCCTGTAAAATTGTATCCTTACAATCCTTTTTAGTAATCCTGAAAGCTGCTAATTTAATACGTTCATTTGACCAAGCTAAAAGCCAAAACAATTGTAAAATACTAAAGGTCTTGCTTGAACGCGAAGACCCTGAATTTATAATATATTTATATTTTCCAGTATTTAATGAATTATAATTTTTCTCAAATACCGTAGTAGCTTTAATCTTCACTTGGTTTGATTATTTCGATTTGAAGGGTATTAGAAACTATCTTTTCACCATCTGTGGTAACGTCTATTTTATCACCGTATTTTTTAGGCTTAAGCTTCCCTAATTCCCATTTTTTAGCGTCTATTTTTAATCTTTGAAGTTGTACCCATCCAGTATCTATTTTACCGCTTTCTGGATCTCTTTGCGGTTCTTCTGAGTAGTCTTGTTCTATGCTTTCAAACTTCAATTCTGTTCTTAAATCCATAGCTCGCGCGTATTGGTTCGCTTTGATTTTATCCTTATCAATCCACTCAAAAAATGTATTTCTATTAGGCATATCCTTTTTAATTAGAATGGATCTCAATGAAGCTCCTAACTCTATTTCAGATATAACCTGATTAAATATTTTATCTTTATCGTATGCCATAAATACAAAGTTACAAAATTAATTACAATCTTTTCTTATTTGTTTTATCTTATCATTGTATTGCCTTGTTACTTCATTTACTGCTGCTGAATTACCATTGCAGTTAAATAAAGCATTTTTATATTGTTTTGTGGCTGCCATTTCTAAGTCATCACAATTTTTTGAGCAGCTTGTTATTCCAATAACTGCTAAAATAAATATTAATTTTTTCATATATAATCATTTGTTTTTAAAATATAAGCTACTAACGAAAAAAAGATACCCATCATAAACCCTATAACTATTCCCTGTGCAAAATCTTCTATCATAATATTATTTTTAATTATTGGCACTTTTTTAATTTAGTGCCGTATTATAGTTTTTAATTCTGTCCCTAATATTGTTTAAATTTGGGACTAAAGTTAGTCTATGATGCACAAATATACTGAATCATTACTAACATACTGCACCCTTAATAAATCGCCCTCGCTTGGTTTAATTCCTTTTGTTGTCAATACTATTGTTTTATCTAAGTGTTTATGATTTTTCATACCTAAATGAAACATTATAATACCGCAAATCGCTATTAAAAAACTTATAAAAATTATTCTCATTTTTCTTGACATTTAGTTGAACAATACAAATCTTTTGTAAATCCTGTGCTAATTATTTTACTGCATTTGTGGCATAGTGTAGCGCCTTGACCGTTGTTAAATTTATGTATTGGTTTTATTATTCCCCAGTATAAATCGCAATTTAAAGGATCTATATTAGGGCTTTCGCAAAACCAAGACTGTCTAAACTTACTCGGTTCGGCTTTAAATCTATAGCAATTATCTTTTATATTGCAATTAATTCCCTTACAAAGTGTTATATCTGACATTCTCTTTTATTTTTTTAAGTATTTCTTTTGCTTCCTGTTTCAATTTATATTCCTGCTCATAAATCGATACTCTTTGCGTTAACGGTTTTTTAATTCTTTTATTTGCCATAATTATTTAAAATTTTAACTTATTACGGCGTTAATCGCCGTTAAAACAAATATTTATAAAGATTCCAAAACTTTATAATCATTTATTGTAAATTCTTTCATAGGCTTATCCCAAAGGCTATTTTTATTATCCTTTCTTAACGCCTCGATAATTCTTAAGTAATGCCATCTAACCTCAGGCATCTTTTCAGCTTTTTTAAACGGTTTATTTCTTTTAGGTTTAAATTCCGTAGGTACTGGAGGGTAAGTTTTATTCTTAATGATGTAACATGCATCCGAGTACATTTTAAAATCTTTGGTTTCAAATGCTTTTTTTATCATTTGATAGTTTTGATCTTCTTCATAAAATTTAGTTTTAAATAGTGAATTATACAAAGATTCTCTATTCATATCTAACTCGTGAGCAATATTAAATATAGTTCTTTGAAATATATTATGTTGCTGATTAAAGTAAAGATTCCTTAAGAATAATACATGATGTTTTCTGTTTTTCGCTTTTAAATCTATTTTAAAGATTTCTTTGATTTCTTGTAAATTCATAACTATTAAAATTTTTGTATTTCTTCTTTCACTTCAGACCAATAATCAAAATATAGACTTTCTTCGTCTACCATTCCAAGTATTTCATCAATTGCCACTAACGCACATTTTTTAGCGTTGTCAATTGACATATAATGATTCGGATTATTTTCTATTCCGTGCATTGATAACACTAATTTTTCGGCTTTGTTTTTTACTGTTAACATAATTTTTATCTTGTTATTTCGATTACTTCTTTAACTTCATAGTTTTCAATATTCATCATTTTAGCGTACTTGTGTACCTCTTGAATTGTTTTAAAAGACCTATCAGAAGATCCTTGAACCTCTCTATAATAAATATATTTTATTATTCTTTTCATTATCTTAAAAATTGTTTAGTTGTTGTAATAAAATCCGCTTTGTTATCTTCTACAAAATGTTGAAATTTCAATCCGTCTTGAATCCATAATTTTGCAAGTCCTTCAATACCATTTTCAATATTGTAATTAATTCTTTTTGCAAACATTGCCATTTCTTGAATTTGGTCTGCGTACTGGGTTAAATCTTGAGTTGTCATAATATTTGTGTTTTGTTGTTGTTTTCTTTGGCAAATATATAGTAATGTTTTATTATTACAAAACTTATTTCAATATATTTTCTAAAAAATCTACATTATTTTTTGTTCTGCTTGTATTCCACTCATTTACAGCGTCTTTGTAAATGCTATCAATCCACCAATGCAACCTATAATTCCCACTTCCTTTGAATATTAAACCATTTTTAAAGGTATGCTCTAAACGATTTGGTGTTTTAATTTTAAATGCTTCAATCTTCTCGGCTAATTTCATTTTTAGTATATTTTAAAACGTATAAACTCCTCGCCTTTTTTAACTATAGTTTTAAAAGTATGCAATTCATATATAAATCGGTCATCCACTTTATATTTTTTAACTAAACAATCTATAAAAGTTTTTACACAATTATCTATATCACTTGCTCTGGAACTAAAACCAAACTCCAAAGCAAGTTTTATATTTGTTTCGTCAGGTATTTCGATTTTATTCGGGAGTAATCTTAAACACTGAATTATAAAAATATCATATTCTTTAGTTCTAAATTTACGACCTTTAAAAGCGTTATTGATTGACATCGGTTTTATTTGTAGTTTAATATCCATTAGAAAGCTACTTCTTTTTTATTATTAACTACTATTCCTTCTTCAATTTCGTAAGGCAACCAATCTTTATTTATTCCAAACATTAAGGTCTTAAATTCCATATTACGGCTATACTCACATTTTGCGCTCGATATTTCTTCTTCTTTGTCTATAAATACAACCGTTTCAGCTTTTTTCAAAACACTTGATCCAACGTGACCTACAGGTTTAGCAGTTCCAAAATTCTTGTGCAAAATACCAGTAATGTGCATTTGTTCTTTTACTTCTTTTCTTGCAGTCCATTCAAGTAGCTTTTCAGTTAGTCCTGTAGCCTGTTCTAAACTATTAAAATCGGTTACCAAGTCAACATAACCATCTATAGACATCAATCCAATATCTTTTTTAAATTCACTCTCATAAACTAACCAATTGATAAACTCAAAACGCTCTTTAGGCGAATACGTTCTTAAAGAAAATGTTTTGTATAAATCATAGTTAGAACCAACCAAATCTAAAACCCTTCTCACTACTCTTTGAGTATGGTGTTTTGATTGTTCTGTGTCAATTGATATTATTAATTTATCGTTAGTATTATGACCTTTTATAGATGGATTATAGATATTGGAAGAACCGCCAATATAAGCAGCTTCAATCATAGACTTAAAAAATGTTTTTCTACTTTTAGAAGCTCCGACTATACAAGAAAAATCGCCATAAGAGCCAAACGGAATCGGGTAGTGCGTCCCTTTATATTCCGAACTACCTATACTTATTGCAACTGGTTGAGGTTTTATTTCTTCTGCAGGATCAACATAACTATTTTTAAAAATATCTAAAAAGTTTGTGCCTTTTATTATTTCGTTTTGTTTTCCAATTTCTATTTTTGGTATATTAATTTCCATTTTTATTTTAATTTTTGTTTTTAAAATTAATAATACAGTTTGTAATTGCGTTATTAATCGATTTGAATACGTTTTCCTTTGTGAATTTACCTAAAACATATATTTGTATATTTTTTTTATTTTCATTCATTAAAACGCCTTGTTTTACTTCTTCTTCTTTTGTCAATTGTTTTAAATGGTCTGTATTAATTCCGATTGATTTTAAATATTTATTTAATTCCAGGTGATTTAATCTATTTAAAAAAGCATCGCAAGTATTTTCTAAAGGTGCATCTAAAATCTCATTTAGTTTTTTAGTGGCAAAATCAATATCCTTGTAAAATTCCAATTCGTGCATAAGACAATAAACATACATCTTGGCAAAAATAGTATTTTCCTGAAATGCTTCTTTATTTATTTCATTTGTTTTTTCTGCTATGCTTACCAAGCAGTCTAAATCAAATTGACAAGGCTTAATATTTTCCTTTGTAAATCTATCGAATAACCATTCAAAAGACTTCTTTAAATTTGGCTTACTCATAATCGGTCTTGTTGTTTAGGTTTAGCTTTTTTAATTTCTTGAGCGTATTTTTGCATCTTATCAGGTCGGCTTATAAATTCCAATGTTAAATATTTAGGATTTTCTTTGTGGTAGTCATCATTAAAACAATTTGTAATTGCATTAACAATATCCAACTTTGTATATCCTTCTTTTAACCTTGCGTTTATTTGTCTTTTTGATTTATCACAAACTACTTTCATTTTTTTTCCTGTTATAGAATTGAATTGTAAAAGAAGTGCATCCCAATTAACCGATAGGTTATCGTTTATTGGTTTATTAGTTATTGGTTTATCTATACTATCAATGCTTTCATCTTGCTTTGTTACATGCTTTACTATTGCTTTATCAAGTGCTTTATCAAGTGCTTTATTAAAATTTGATAGTGCAATTATGTTAGCTGAATATTGATTTTTACTTCTTTGGATCATTTTTATAAAACCCCAATCAACTAAATCATTTAAAGTTTTAACATAAGTATTATAAGATTTTATACCTATTGCATCTTTTGCCATTTCAGTTGGAAAACCAAATTTTTCTCTCCATCCTAATCTATTGCAATGTTCAATTGCAAAAAAATATAAAGCGGAATGGTTAGGACTTATTTTTTCAGGATTTTCAAAACTCCAATCAAACCATTTTCGAGATAATTCATAGCTATTCATTAAAAACCTCGCTTTCTGTAATTTTATTTATTTCTGTGCGAAGTGTTTTAGCGAATTTAATTGCAGTTGACTTATCTAAGAAAATAAAAGATACTGAATCATCTCTTGAAATTAATATTTTTATCCATTTTTCATTAAACTCCTGGTCTTTTTGTTCTTGCATTTCACAAGTAATAAAGTCATTACTTCCAAAATTACACAAAAATTTTAATTCAAATTTTGCCATAATAATAACGGTTTTAAGATACCGATAAACTATTTAATTAAAATTTAAAATCCGATACGGTCAGCCTATTGTGAGATTTAGCTTTCCATATCGGATTCTTATAATATTTTCGGTTTGTAATAAATCTCACTAAATTACAGCTACAAATATAATACTTTTTTTGAATAAATAACAAAAAGATATAAAAAAACCGCTAAATTTCATCAGCGGCTAAAACAAAACGTGTAAATGTACTAAAAAATAAAGTCATTTATACTTTTTTGACCATTTTTATAGTAATTAAAATGAATAAAACCACTAATGCTATTCTGAAAATTAGTTTGTACCCAATTTGAAGGAGGCGAAAATGCGGGAAAGTTTTGATAGCTAAAATGCTTTGAAGTTGAATTGTCGAATATGTACTGGTGTGAATCCCCCTTGCTAAATTCAATCTTTTGATTATGAAGCTTATTCTCGTCAATGTAGTTTTTAATCTTTTCAATTTGCCTTGCATCTAAAATAGGTTTAAATCCAAATTTAAGGCTTTTATCGTCCTTACCGTGCGTTAATATAAATGTTACATTATCTTGGCTGTAATGGTCTATAAATCGCCTTTGGTTTGTTATTTCTATTGAATCAGGATATTTTAATTCAATGTAGGTTTTAAATGCTGAATTTACGATATAACCAAATGATCCAGCATGGTTATCATTGCAAATATTAATACATTTTATTTTGTCGTAGTGGTTAATTAAAGAATCAATTAATTGTATTTTAAAAGTTAATGCAGTATCAAAGGCTTTTTGATTATCCATGTTTTGTGGTAAAGAATGACCGCCTCTTGTTGTATAACCATCCCAACCATCGAGAAAATCGCCTAATTCGTGAATTAATAAAACATTTGATTTTTTATTGTCTAATGTATGGTTAACCATTAAATTTAATCTTTTGGTTAATTCTTCTTCATTCCATAATCCACCGTATAAAGAATATCCATCAGGATTAACATTCATTCCAACATGTACATCTGTATAAACGAGGCGATCAAATAAAGATATAGATTTAAAATTCTCATTTGTTTTTAAAGTTATAGGTTTAATTTTATCTTTAAAAATATTTAAAAAGTCAATATCTTTAATGTTTTTTTCTTCATCACTTAATTTCTCAAATAGTGGATTCGTAACTCTTACACTTTCATTTTTATTTTTTAGCCACAACATAGGAACTGTTTTAGGATCAACTCCTACACTATTACAAGCGTTTAAAATCCCTGTATTATTTTTAATCTTGGCAACGTGTTTCCTAAGTCCCGCGGTTTGTTCAGGTAAAATCTGTTTGGCAATTTCTCTATTGCTTAAACCTTTCTGTAATAATTCTAAAATCTCATCATTATACTTTGAAAAAATACTCATATTTTTGTTATTTGATTAAAAAAAAATACGCCCCGTTTTGAGGCGTATAAATATACTAAATTAAATCTGACAAATCCACTGGTACAAATCCCTCAGGCTTTATAATTTTACCTTCTGAATTCCTTAAAACTTCCCCATTTGGGAACTTTGTCATATTGTTAGCGTGAACTCTCCTAAATGCCTCTGAAAACACATCCTGCATCCCGTGAAAATTTATACTTCCAAATAATACATAAGCCTGGTCCACTAAAGCATCTAATATTTCTACTTTGTCATTATTATAACAAGCTCCTAAATACTCCAGGTTTTCTTCTTTCATTAGCTTGTATCGTAATTCACAATCTTTAAAACTATTAACCGTTGGTAAATCGTTAATAATTTGTTGACCTATTGTCTGAAATTCTCTAACTTCGTTTAGCATACATTTCTATTATTTGTTCATTAGTAAAATAGTGTCCGTGATATAAAAAGCCGTCTTGTACTTTTACTAAGCGTGGCTCGTTTAAAATCCATTCTAATAAATTAGATATTTTTTTTGTTTTCATCTTGTTTAAATGTTTTATTATAAATTCAGTTGTCAAGAATTACTTAACAACTGAATTATTTCCATTGTTTTTATGTTATTTTATATACACTTAATTTTCCTTTTCCATTTCTTTGGCTTGTTCAAAAATTTTATTCCAAGTTATATAATTACTTTTATCTTTTAATTGCTCAATTAAAAATTCTACTGCTGTCATAATTAATTATGTTTTTCACAGTTTGGATCGCTGCAAGTTTCTGGATGTTGCGTACAAACTTTATCTTTCTCCGTATCTCTAACTTTACTCATTTTTATTTAATATTTTCTTTTAACCAAAGATTAATTACTAATATACTTTTTTCTAAATCTGTTTTAAATTCTCCTTTTTTTTCGGCTCTTTCAAGTCTTTTGACAATATCAAATAAATAAGGATTCCAACCTCTTTCCTGTGCTACTTTATACAAAGTGCCTTTGCTGTTATCATAATGTTTTGGTGTTTCCATTTACATATTATCATTAAAATTAATCCTTAAAATTGTATCTATTTTTTTAGTGATTTCCTGAAAGTACGTACTTTTTTGTATGGTATAAGTATCTGCAACCTCATTATTTAAAAGTTCGCACATTTCGGTAATATCTTTTTTTAATTGTATCATTCTCGGTGCAGTTACTTTTAAGTCATCTAAATTCTCCAGGACCAATTGCATCAAACAATAAAATTTGTGCATATTTTTATTTTTACTTTTGTTCATTTTGTTTTTTTATAACCCCCTAAATTATTAGGGGGTCTTTTATTAATATTAAAATGGTAACGGATTTGAATCTTCTTCTACTTCAGCAGCTTGTTGTTCTTTAACGTCTGAAAGTTTTTTAATTTTCCACCCTGAAATAGTATTAAAATACTTGTCTATTCCTTCAGTGTTAGTCCATTTACGACCTCTTAAATTGATGTCAATTTCTACTTCTTGACCAATTACATAATCTTTTACCAATTCGCTTTTATTGCCACCAAACTCAACTAAAATGCTTTGAGGGTATTGCTCGTTAGTTTCAATTACTAATTCACTCTTTTGAAATTTTTCGTTTCCTACATTTTCATTCTTTACTGAAATTCTACCTGTGACTACCATTGTTTATTTGTATTTAATTTGTTAATGAATTCGTTTTTTATTTCTGTTGCTTCTAAAATTCTGTTTTTAATCAATTCAATCATAACCTCTTCACGTTCAACCAATATTTCGTGCCAATACTCTTTCCCTTCGTGAACTAAATAATTGAAGAAATAGGCTTTATTTCGATCCGTAGCTAACATTTGCATTTGCATTTGTGCGTAATACTTTTTGTCTACTTCATTTGTTGCT